CCACGGAGTGCAAGGACAAGCTGGAAGTAGACATCCTGCATTCCATGACGACTTTTACTTTGATAATTTGCGAATGAGTACTATCATTGGCATGAACTCAGAGACTAGGGGAACAAATGCAATCGATTTGAGTTTTACTATTATTGAGCCGTACGGTCTTACATTACTTGATCGTATCATAGAAGTATCGCTGGATAAAAAAGTTGACAGTAAAAACTACTTGCAACAACCTTACCTATTACAAGTTGACTTCTATGGCGCAGACGAATTGGGCAAGATACATACTCCGATTCCGCAGTTGCAAAAACGTATTCCTATTAAGCTGCTTGAGATGAAAATCAAAGTAGGCAGTAAAGGCGCAGAGTATGCGTTTAAGGCCGTGCCGTTTAATCACGGTGCAATGCTTGAATCAACTAACAGTACTCCTGCAAACTTTGAAATTGGAGCAAAGACTGTGGGTGACTTCTTTGGTGCAATGCAACAGGATGACATGGCTGCTCAAATTGCTGCTAAGGATCAGGCACGTAGTGATGAAATTCTTGCTCGTGGTATTGTGTGCGATGATGATGGTAACCCAATCCCAGGTGTTGGTCGTGTTGGCCTTGGCGGCGACGAAAAAGCATACGATGCTGCAATTAAAGCAGTTAACGCTCCTTACAACGTTAAGAGCTATGCTGGTGCGTGGAATGCGTTCCAACAAAAAGCCAAGGACACAGACAAGATCAAAGTTGCAAACCAAATTGCCTTTGAAATCGATCCAGACATTAGAGACAGCGATATTGTTGATCCTACTAAGATGCCATACAGCCGTTCTAAGATGGAACAGGGCAAAGAAGTTGATAAGGCAGCAGCACAAGACAACAACGCAGAAGTAGGCAACAAAAACCCTGCCAACAACTTTGATCCTAAGAAGATGTTGTTCAACGTTACATCGGGTACCAGCATTGTTGACGTAGTTAACTTGGTACTAAAGAACAGCGACTACATTAAGCGTCAAGTAGTTGACCCATTAACTGATAAGAACACACTACCTGAAGAAACGACAGTTAAGTATTTTAAAGTTATTCCTAAAGTAGAACTGTTAGACTTTGATGCTATTAGAAATGATTGGGGAAAGAAAACTACCTTCTACATTAAGAAGTACGAGTACTTTAACTCCAAGCATCCTAACTTGCCTACTGCTAAACCTCGCGGCGCCGTTAAAGAATACAACTATTTCTACACCGGTAAGAACATTGATATTTTAGAGCTTAACATCGACTTTGACACAGCCTACTATACCACAATTGTTGTTAACCGTGAGAAGGCAGAAGCAACCAGTGGAGCCATTGGCGCAGACGAAGGTTCTGCAGACAAAGACAAGACTAAAAAAGCGCCAGGCGCAGGCACAGCAATCCCTGCAACGCAGCAAATCGTTGGCACTGATGCCACAGCACAGTCTACAGGCGCAGATACTGCTAAGACAGTTTTAGTATCTAACGCTATGAAGAGCATTTACTCTAGTAGCCGTGGCGACATGCTAAACGTTAAGCTAAAGATCATTGGCGATCCGCACTTTATTAAGCAAGACGACTTATATGCAAACCCTGGGCAAAGTACTTACGATGACAGCAAGGTAATGATTGATCCTGGATCTCTAAACATGGATGCATCGGAAATCTTCTGTAAGATTAACTTTGAAACTCCAGTGGACATGGACGATAAAACTGGCCTTCGTAGAGATAATCCTAAGTATCGCAATAGCGGATTTAGTGGATTCTACAAGATCTTAAAAGTAGACAGTGAGTTTTCCAAAGGTCAGTTTGTACAAACACTTGATTGCATTCGTATCTTTGACAAGTCAGACAACGCTGCCACAGGCTCCGGTAACGACCGTGCAGAGACAAACAAAGGGCTAATGAACGACGAGCTAGATGATCAAAATCGTCGTAGCGAAGAAGATCCAGCAGGGTATGACGAATCAGAGAATGATGCTCCTGAGCCATCTGATGTTGAAGACCCACCTGAAGACAATGACGACGAGTTTGATACCCCTGAGGAAGACACAGAAGAAGTTGAGTTTCCTGAGGAAGATTTAGCAGCAGCAGAAGGACAACAAATTGCAGACGATTTGTTTGATGCAGAAGAATTAGATATCGGTGACCAAGAAGCTAGAGAATCAACTAATCCGGAACCTGAAAATCCGTAATGAAAGAATAGACACATGAGTTCAGATAAACGCTTAGGCCGTAGATTACCCGAACGTGTACGCCGCGAAGACACGCCGGGTATACGTATCGACTCTGGCCCCTTTGTTGGTATTATTAAAAACAACATCGACCCCACACGCAGTGGTCGTTTACAAGTGTGGATTCCAGACTTAGGCAGCGACGAAAACGATCCACAGGGATGGCGAACTGTTGGATATGCAAGTCCGTTCTACGGAACTACTTTCCAACCTAACGCAAGTAAGAACAACAAGTTTAGTGAAGTACAGCACAGTTACGGTATGTGGGCAGTTGTGCCCGACATTGGTAACCAAGTCATTTGTACATTTATTGCAGGCGACCCTAACAGAGGTTTCTGGTTTGCATGTATTAACCCTAATTTAGGGCACTACATGGTACCTGCATTGGGTGCAAGCCCGCAAGTTGACAACAGCAACACAGTTGACGGACTAAAGTCTAAGTTTGACGCAAAGAACAGTATTTGGCCAGTTGCAGAGTTTAATGAAAACATTGAAAGCAACATTACCGCAGGATGGACTAATAACGAAAAGCCAGTACACGAATTCCAGGCAAACGTATTAATTGAACAAGGTCTTGATCGCGACGGAGTACGTGGCGCTGTAGGTTCTAGTAGCCAGCGTGAAAGTCCAAGTATGGTGTTTGGTATTAGCACACCGGGCCGTCCTCTAAACGATCCAATGGACAATCCCGAGTACCAAACAAAGCTAAAGGCAGGTACACTAACCGAAGCAGACTATGCTATCCGTGGACGCAAGGGCGGTCATACTTTTGTTTTAGACGATGGTGATCAACAAGGTACAGACCAATTAGTTCGTTTGCGTAGTGCAGGCGGTCACCAAATTTTAATGAATGATACTGAACGTGTCATGTACATTGCCAACAGTGACGGTAGTTGCTGGATGGAGTTTACCGGTGGCGGCCACATTAACGTTTACAGTTCAACGGGCATTAACTACAGAACAGATGGTGACTTTAACTTACATGCAGACCGAGACATTAACATTAATGCAGGCGGCTCTATTAAGTTAAAAGCTGATACATCTCTTGGCATTCAAACTAAAGACTTTACTGCAAAAGCATCAAGCAGTATTAGTATTCAATCTGGTAAGATTGGTATCTTGTCAGACGGCGCATTAAATTTACAATCGTCAAGTGGCGGTTGGGGCAATGACGGTAATCTAGTGCTTAAGGGCAGCAAGCTAATGTTAAACACAGATGCACCACCGGCAGTTAATAACGTACCCGACATGAAAACGTTTAAGCAGTCGGATACTGGTTGGGACAAAGACCAAGGGATATGGGTGTCTAATGACGAAGCGTTTGAAAGCATTGCTACTATTGCCCCAGCACACGAGCCATGGGCACGTGGTGCAGGTAAGGGTGTTAAGAAGTCAGCAAGCCAATTTGGAGCAGCGCCTAAGAACAGTAAGCCTACTAGCGTTTGTGCCCCACCTGGCGCACCAGCAGGATCTGCAATTGGTAGCATGAACCCAAGCGGTGCTAATAACGAAGCAATTCTAGAGTCTGCATTAGGTGGATACGGTATTACTGACAAGGTGCAGTTTGCAGCTATTATGTCACAGTGTGCCCACGAAAGTGGAAACTTCCAGTTCTTAAAAGAACTAGGTGCAGACAGCTACTTCCAAAAGTATGAAGGTCGCAAAGACTTAGGTAATACGCAGCCAGGTGACGGACTTAAGTTTAAGGGCCGTGGGTTCATTCAAATTACTGGCCGCGACATTTATACTAGAGCAGGGTCGTTTCTTGGTATTGATTTAGTTAATAATCCACAGCTTGCCGAAGAACCAGTAACAGCAGCAAAGCTAGTATTGTTCTTCTTCTTTGAATACAAGAAGAGCCGTACTGCAAACTTAAACTGGGGTGATGTTACAGCAGTTACACGCCTTGTTAACGGCGGCACAAACGGTCTCAAAGATCGTGAAAACAAATACTCTGCCTACACACAAAAATATGCCAATGGTATAGTAACTTCCGGCAGTGGCACTATTGTTACTACAGGTAGCGGCGCACCATTGCAAACAGGAGCATCTCAACTTGACCCTGGTCCGCAATTGGCCAAGGGACAACCAGTTGTTGATCCAGCACCAGCAGAATCAATGGGCAAACAAGATGCTCCGAGTCCTGCCGCAATTGCATCAGCAGCAGATAAGATTCCTGGACTTATCCCAACACAAGTCAAAGCCCTAATGACTGAAATCGGTTTTGTTGAAAGTAAACTAGACTTTGCTGCTCAAGATCAAACTCTTGGACGCATTGGCAAATACAAAGTCAACGGAAACTTGTTACGTGACTACGGGTATATTAAGAAAGACTATGTAAGCAGATTTGGTCCGGCAGCAGTGTTCCGCGACGATGCTTACACTGGTAAGGACGGTATTAGCAGTACCCAGTCATTCTTAAGTGCTAAAGGCACACAAGATTCGTTAATGGAAACCGTTATCAACGATTATTACAAAACATTAACTAGTAACCAAGGCATTCAAGTTGATGACGATGTTTGTACAGTTGCTGGTATGATTGCAGTGGCTTACTTCCTGCGTGATAGCGAACGCGGAGTAACATCAGGTACCCCGCCAGACCAAGCTAAGTTCTGGAGACAGCAAGGCGCAAGTATCAAGAACGCACAAGGGCAACAGTGCGAAACAGCGTACAACCAAGGCCGTTATGCAATTGATATTCTAAGTATCGCATCGAGTGGGACCACTAGCACTGTTGCTAACTTTGCTCCTGCAACAGTTGATATTAACCCAGACGATGTTATGAACTTTACAAACAGATCTGGTGACCGTACACACTTTGAAGCAGCGACAGTCGACTTTAAGGATCGTTTATTACAAGCGGCTAGGGACTATAAAGCTCAAACAGGTAAGAAGATTACTATGAGCAGCACAGTTCGTACACAAGAAGAACAAGATAGTATCTACACCGGCTGGGTCGCAGCAGGCGGCCAATTACCAGGTAGACCAACTGTTAACGTTACCCCGTACGGTAATATTAGCCGCCCGGTTAAAATTGTTGGGAATCACGGGCTAGGTATTGCTGCGGATATTGGGGTAGCAGACGCTATTGCAATGGAGCAAATGGGTATTTTGGCCAAGTACGGCCTATACAGATTTGACCCAAGTGGCGATCCACCGCATATTCAACTTAAGCCGGATCTTCGTCCTGCAAACTTATCAACTATCCAGAGCTTGGGTAGCGGATCTAAAACTGGATAAATATTGATATGGCAACTTACCGCGGGTTTAACACAATTGATCAATCTAAAAAGTTCAGATTAACAGATCTGGACTTGGTCAAACGCAACCTACTAAATCATTTTAAAATTCGCAAAGGCGAAAAGCTAATGCAACCTAACTTTGGTAGCATTATTTGGAACACATTGTTTGAACCTTTGACTGAAGAAACTAAGAAGATTATTATAGATGACGTTACTGCGGTAGTTGGGTACGATCCACGTTTAATTATCGACGGGGTTATTATTCAACAGTTAGATAGCGGGCTACAGTTACAAGTTAGTTTAACCTACAAGCCCACTAACGTTACAACTACAATGAATTTAAACTTCGATAAGAACACTGAAACACTAACAGCGTCTTAATAACACCACTTTTTAGCAGCCATAAATACTAGATATAGGTATAGATATGGCTACAACCACACGTCAAACAAGTTTATTGGTCCAACAGGATTGGACAAAATTGTATCAGACATTCCGTAACGCGGACTTCCAAAGCTACGATTACGAAACTCTACGCAAGTCAATGATTGACTACTTGCGTACATATTACCCAGAAGATTTCAACGATTTTACAGAAAGCAGTGAATACATTGCTTTGATCGACTTGATTGCATTTTTGGGCCAAAGTCTTGCATTCCGCACTGATTTAAACAGTCGCGAAAACTTCTTAGATACAGCAGAACGCCGTGACAGCGTTTTAAAGCTAGCCCGCCTAATTAGCTACAACCCTAAGCGTAATATTCCTGCTAGCGGTTACTTGAAAATTGACAGTGTAAGCACTACAGAAACTATCGTTGATAGCAACGGGTTAAACTTGGCTAACTTGTTGGTTACTTGGAACGATGCTGCAAATGAAAACTGGTTAGAGCAGTTTACAAGTGTCATGAACGCTGCATTAATTAGCAGCCAAGTAGTCGGAAAGCCGGGCGCAAGCAATACTATTAACGGCATTCTCAACGACGAATACAGTGTTAACATTGTTCCGGGCGTTACTCCTGTTTACAAGTTTAACGCTAGCATTGAAGGCATTAACATGCCGTTTGAGGCAGTGTCTGCAACTAGCTATAATCAAAACTATATCTACGAAAAAGACCCAAAGCCCACAGGTGTGTTTAACTTGTTGGCCAAGAATGACAACCAAGGTAATGGATCTATTAATACTGGCTTCTTTGTTTATTTTAAACAAGGTGAGTTAAAGACCTTAGACTTTACATTAAATGACAGTTTACCAAACCGTGTAACTAACATCAACTTTGACAACATCAACAATAACGATGTGTGGTTATACGGTCTAACAAGTCAGAACGTTCCTGGTGTTAAGTGGACTCAGATCCCTGCTATTGGTGGTCTAAACGTTGTGTACAACCAAGAGAGCGAACGTAACCTATATCAAGTAAACACACGCAGCAATGACCAAGTTGACTTGGTTTTCGGCGACGGTGCGTTTGCCAATATCCCACAAGGTAGCTTTAGACTTTACTATCGTCAAAGCAACGGACTTGGATACAAAATCACTCCTGATGAAATGCAGGCAGTGAGTTTTTCTATTAACTACGTAAGTCGTAACAATAGAATCGAAACCTTAACTGTTCGTGCAAGCCTGAACTACACAGTAACTAATAGTAGTGCTAAAGAGTCCATTAACGATATCCGTACCAAAGCACCTCAACAGTATTATACACAGAACCGTATGATTACCGGCGAGGACTATAACACCTTACCGTACACCAGCTTTAACAACATTCTAAAAGTTAAGGCCGCTAACCGTGCCAGTTCGGGTATTAGCCGTTACCTTGATGTAGTTGACAGCAGCGGAAAGTATTCTAGCACAAACATCTTTGGCGACGATGGATTGTTGTACAAGAATTACGACAATACAACTAAGTCGTTTACATACACTACCGTTAACGAAGTGAACAGAGTAATCTTTAACGTTGCTAAGCCAATGGTTAGCAAAAAAGAAGTATCTCACTTGTATTACGAAACAGCAACAAGATTTGTTCCAGACACAACAGCAACGTGGAATCAAAGTTCAGCGACTACACACACCAGCACCGGTTTCTTTAACGCAGGAGTTAATATTGGCGTTGGTGCAACTGGTAACTATCAATATATTACCATGGGAGCATTAATTAGATTTGTTCCACCAACAGGTTATTACTTTGACAAGAACAATCAGTTACAAGCAGGTACAACCACATTAGTAACAGACAAGAATTATATCTATGCAAGCGTTGATTCTACATCATCGCCAATGCTAACTGTAAGTCAGTTTATTCCTACTGGCGCTATTGTTGATTACATTATTCCTGTATTTAAAAATGACTGGCCATCGTCGTTAGTATCAACCATATCTTCTCAGATCCTTGCCAATAAAAACTTTGGCGTTCGTTATGATATCCCGACAATGTCTTGGACTATCATTAACAACATTAATTTGTCATTGGGTAGCTTTGATTTAAGTACCGCAGGATCTAACAGTGATTCTAGCTGGTTCCTTGCATTCACATACAACAATGGTCAATATACAATTACCCAACGTAATTTGTATTACTACATTCACAGCGTATTGCAAACTCGTTTCTACTTTGATCCTAAGACTAAGACTTATGATAGTACAACCGGTTTGATTCTAAAGGATCATATTAAGATTCTACGAACCAACAGCAAGCCAGACAGCTCGGAACCATTAACAGTGGATCAGATCTGGTATGTGTACGACAGTGTTATCCAACCCGATGGTTATCAAGATACCCAAAAGATCCTTGTGACTTTCCCGGACAGTAACAATGATGGCATTCCTGATGATCCTTCATTATTTGAAACTGTAGTAGACCCTGCTGTTAATAGCAGCATCAAGTATGTGTTCTTTAAACAGCGAGTTGACTACAACAGTTTTATTAACTACTCAGTAGTTGACACTGGTACTATTGTTTCTATCTATCCAACATTGTCTGCAATCTCGTTAAATTCTGGATTGTATTTAGATGGGCAGGTATTCTACGCATACACTGAAAACAATTTCTACATCTGGTCAAATGGCTTGGTAACACAAACCAATGATTACATTGCACGTATCGGGCGTCAAAACCTACAATACCAATATCGTCACAATAGTCCAAACAACAGACGTATTGACCCAAGTCCAAACAACATTATGGACTTGTACATCCTAACCAAGTCGTATAACACACAATACACCGCATGGATTCGCGACACTAGCAACAAGGTTATTCAGCCAGTTGCTCCTACCACAGAAGAATTGCGTACAGACTTTGGTACACTAGAAAACTTAAAAGCTCTAAGTGATACTATCATTTATAACAGCGTTAAGTTTAAGCCAATTTTTGGCGCTAAAGCAGACCCAGTGTTGCAAGCAACATTTAAAATTGTAAAGAATCCTAACATTACTGTTAGTGACAATGACATTAAAGCCCAAGTAGTATCGGCGATTAACAATTACTTTGATATCACTAACTGGGACTTTGGTGAAAGTTTCTACTTCTCCGAACTAAGTGCATACCTACACAATAAATTAACTCCTAACGTTAGCAGTATTATTATTGTTCCAAGTTCTAGCACTGCACAATTTGGCGGACTGTATCAAATTAACGCAGAACCTAACGAAATTATCGTTAGTGCAGCAACAGTTGATAACATCGAAATCATTAGTGCAATTACTGCGGCTCAATTGAACCAGACCGCAGCAGGGTTAAATATTGTATAAGTTCATAATTTGACGAGATAAAAATGGCAGTTACAAAAACAATAAATTTTTTACCAGAGATTTTCCAGACCGACACGAACAGAAAATTTCTAAATGCAACATTAGATCAATTAGTTAGCGAGCCTAACTTCAAGAAGATCAATGGCTATATTGGTAGAAAGTTTGCGCCTACCTATAAGACTACAGACAGCTACGTAACAGAGGTGGATAGTTCTCGTCAAAACTATCAACTAGAACCTAGTACTGTTATTATCAATCCTGAGACTGATAATGTAGACTTTTACAGTAGTTACATTGACTTGATTAACAAAATCAAGTTCTACGGAGGCAACGTTGACAACCACAGTCGCTTGTTCTCTAACGAGATGTACAGCTACGATGGTAAATTTGACTTTGATAAGTTTGTTAACTTCTCTCAGTACTACTGGATTCCAGACGGCCCGTCTGAAGTATTAATTAGTGCAAGTAATGTTCCTACAGAATATGTGTGGGATGTAAACGTTGATCCTATCACCGGTGGTTTCACATTTGCTGGTGCAGCAGGTACAGATACTAACCCTAACTTGACTCTTGCATATGGTGGCCGCTACAAGTTTAACATTAACTCAGGTACATTCTGGATTCAAGCAGCACCTGGTGTTAGCGGCTTCGACCCTAACCACCCTAACATTAACGTTCGTGAAGTGCTTGGTGTAAACAATAACGGTGCAACCACTGGTACAGTTGAATTTATTGTTCCTCAACCAGACGGTCAATCTCGTTACACAGGCATGCCACGTGCATTAGTCAATGATGTGCCAGTTTCTGTTGATTATGCAACAGTCCTGACCTACATTGATTTACAAGGTAAAACTCTAACTGACTTTATTGCACAGTACGGCGGCCTTGACGGCGCCAGCGGTAATGTACACGGAAAGAAAGTTATTTTTGTTGGATCTGACACAGATGATTATTTCTGGACATACAACAATATTGCTGTACCGTTTGCTGACAGAACTAAAACTTGGTTAGTCGACGTTGATCAAAACACAGATATTATTAACTTAGTCCCAGCTGAAGTAATTAACAAGAACGAAAAAGTTTATGTTAAGTCTGGTAGCACTAATGCTAGCAAGAACTTCTTTGTTGACTACACAGGCTTCTATCAAGAAGTTCCTTTGCTTACTGCACCATTGACTGCTTTATACTACCAAAACGGCACAAGCGGTCTTGGCGCTGGTGTTATCTCTTTAGTTAACCCGTCTTCTGCAACTATTAATCCTGCTAAAGATATTATTGGGCAAAAAACATATATTAGTCCCAACGGTGTTGTGTTTAGCAACGGCATGAAGATCCGTTTTGATACAACAGCAGCAGGCGAGTATGCTAGCAATTTATATTATGTAGAAGGCGTTGGATCTTCTATTAAGCTACTATTAGTTGATGATTTAGTTGCAACAGAACTAGACAACTTAGACGCCCCTGACTATATTACTATTAACCGTAGTAGTATGGACGTTAATGCATGGAGTCGCAGTAACCGTTGGTTCCACATTGACGTACTAGAAGCCACTGCCAAGTACAACAACGAAGAATTAATAGCAGATCAAACAATGAGAGCACGCCGCTCGATTATTGAGTTTGATCCTAATATTCGTTTGTTTAACTACGGCGAAATTGCTAAACGACCAATTAACATACTAGACACTCTAGTAACAAACGCCTATACTCAAATTGAAAACACAGGCACTAACAATGCAACAACATTAACAGTTACCATTAGCGGACAACAGTTAACGCTGACACACGGCGACAGAGTTATTTTCTCCAATGATTCTAGCCCAAGTGTTCGTGCAAAAGTTTATACGTTTGAAATTGTAGATATTAGCGAAAACTCAAACATTAATCAGTACATCGGTACTATCGTTGAAACCGACGATGCTCCTCTAGTTGCAGGCAATAACGTTCTTGTTAAGAATGGCGCCAATGCCAAGAAGGAATTTTGGTTTGATGGTACTAACTGGATCAGCAGTCAACAAAAGACAACAGTTAACCAACCACCGTTGTTTGACATGTTTAACAGCGACGGTATCAGCTTTGGTGACCTTAACTATTACATTAATAGCAGCTTCGCTGGAACAAAGATTTTCTCCTACAAAGTAGGCACAGGCGCCAATGACGCGGTATTGGGTTTTCCATTAAGCTACAGAACATTTAACAACGTTGGTGACATCCAGTTTGAAAACAACTTTGACGTTGATACATTCACATATTTGGTAAGTCCGAGTACTCAAACTGAATCTATCAATATCGGCTATCTACATATCACAACAGGTGAAGGCTCATTTACTGAAAGCAATATCTGGACCAAGACTGTAGAAGATAGCAAGCAATATCAAATTATTAACCACACTGCGGATGGCGTTAATAACTTATTTGAAATTGATATTTTGCCTAACCCAAGTGCAAACTTGCCTAACGTTAAGGTAATTGTAAACAGCAAGTTTATTGATATTAACAACTTTGGTCTGACCCAAGTTGGCGCACGTTATGCGGTGTTGATTAACCCAACAATGTTGGCCAAAGGCGACTCTGTTGACATTTTGATTTACAGCGAAAGCGTAAGCAAAATGGGCTACTTCCAAGTACCAGCAAACATTGACAATAACTCGTTGAATCAAAACTTCTTATTGCTAACACTTGGTCAATTGCGTAACCACTTAATTACATTAAGTCAGAACAGCCAAGAAGTGCAAGGATTAGTGCCTGGCAACAGCAACCTACGTGACATTCAGATTAAGTCACAGGGCGGAAACATTTTAAAACATGCTGCACCATTGGTGTACAGCAACTTGTTCCTAGTAGATCCTACTATGAACTTTGTTGAATCGGCACGTCTGGCACAACGTGAATACGCTAAATTTAAAAACAAGATCCTTGAGTTATCTACTCAAATTGAAATCGATATTAATGATATTGCAGGAACCTTAGACAAGATCCTAGCAACAATCAACGGCGTTAAGAACAAAAACTTTGCATGGTACTATAGCGATATGGTGCCATGGGGTGCAAACAAGACCACATTGCCATCGTACACAATTCTCGATCCACGTATTCGTAGATATGAATTGAGCAAAATTTTTAACGACAATGTTCTAAGCAATCTTGCAGTATTAGTGTACTTAGAACGTACAGCCAACGGTGTAACTACCAAGAAGCTATTGGTTAAAGATCGTGACTACACATTTAGCAGTGGCGGCCCAAGCATCACTATCAATGATAGTTTCAACTTGAACTACGACGATGTGTTGACTATTGTTGAGTACAACAATACTGATGGTAACTACATTCCAGAGACCCCAACAAAGCTAGGACTATATCCTAAGTTTGTTCCTGAGATTTTAGTTGACGATACTTACTCTAATACCACTTCGGTTATCCAAGGACACGACGGAAGCATTACTCCTACGTTCGGTGACTTCCGTGATGACATTTTGTTAGAGTTTGAACGCAGAATCTACAACAACATCAAGCAAGAGTTTAAGCACAACGACTTATACTCTCATATCCCTGGTCGCTTCCGGGTTACAGACTATAGCTTAAAAGAGTTTACACAGATTCTAAGCTCTAGCTTCTTGACATGGGTAGGTAATAATCGCTTAGATTACACAACAAACAACTATTTCCAAAGTAACAACCCTTGGACCTGGAACTACAAAAACTTTAGAGACCGTTTAACTGGTGAGTTCTTGCCAGGTGCATGGCGCTCAGTGTTTAAGTATTTCTACGACACAGATCGTCCACATACTAACCCATGGGAGATGCTTGGCTTCTCTGACCAACCTGATTGGTGGGAAGATCGTTACGGCTCGGCGCCGTACACAAGTGGTAACATGGTATTGTGGACTGAACTAAGTCTTGGTTATATCCATGCAGGCCCACGTGCAGGTATTGACAAGCGTTTTGCTCGTCCTGGTTTGTTAAACGTTATCCCTGTAGACGAGTCTGGCGCATTACGTAGCCCTGAGAAGTTTGCAGTATTGGATTTTGACAGTAGCAAAGCCAACGCTAGCTATGCAATTGGCGATCAAGGCCCAGTTGAAACAGCATGGCGCCGCAGCAGTGATTATCCTTATGCATTGCAAATTGCATTGGCACTCACAAAGCCTGCACACTACTTCGGTTCGTTAGTTAACGTTGATCGTTTCAACTTGAATGCTACTCTAAATCAGTACGTATTAGATAGCACCAAGCAGCACATCACACCAACTGCAATTGAAGTAAACGGATTCGTTGACAGTGACTCTAACATTCATCGTACCGCTGGTTACATTAACTGGATCAGTGACTACTTGAAGGGCCTTGGTATTGGAGATCCGCAGACTCTTATTAAGAAATACTTTAAGAACTTAAACGTTCAGTTGAGTTACAAGGCTGCTGGCTTTACAGACAAGCGTTATATCAGCTTGCTTGCTGAACAAGGTAGTCCGAACTCCACAGGTGAGAACATTATTATCCCTGATGGAAACTATCGTGTTGAACTTTACAAATCTGTGCCTGTAAACAAAATTGCTTATAGTGCAGTTATTGTTGAACGCAGCCAAAATGGTTACACAGTTAGCGGTTACAACCTAAGCAGTCCATATTTCACTATTGTCCCAAGCATTGCTAATAACAGTGCCTACACTATTACAGTTGGCAAAGCCCGCGGCACTATTTACAAAGACTATCAGAAGGTGCGTGTACGCATTCCTTACGGTCATGAGTTTGGAACAACACAAGAGGTAGTTGACTTCTTGGTAAGCTACCAACGTCAATTACAAAGCCAAGGTTTTATCTTTACTGACTACGATTACGATCTAGGACAAAAGCAAGACTGGATACTAAGTGCTAAAGAGTTCCTAACATGGGCACAACAAGGATGGCAAACAGGCAACGTTATTATTCTTAGCCCAGTTAACCAGAATATCAATGTTAGCTTGACTAACAGTGTTGTTGACGAAATTACAAACTTGCCTACAGGTTCTAAACTACTAGATCCTAACTTCAATGTAATCAAGAAGAGTAACTTCAGTGTATTGCGTGAAGACAATACATTTAAAGTTTCTACTATCAAGAACCAAACAATCACATATGCAGAGTTGCATCAAGTTCAATACGAACATGTGATTATCATTGACAACAAGACATCGTTTAACGACATTATCTACAGTCCAGATACTGGTAACCGTCAATTCCGTTTGAAGTTCATTGGTAGCAAGACTGCTGATTGGACCGGTGCCCTAAACCCAAGTGGCTTTATCTATAACAACAATGTTGTTGATGAGTGGCAACCTGGTAAAGACTATAAGCAAGGTGACTTGGTTTCTTATAAGGCCAACTACTACGTTGCATTGAGCAAAGTAACAGCCACTGAGTTGTTTAACATCTCTAGCTGGAAGCAAATTAATCAGTCTAGTATCAAGACTGGTCTATTACCAAACTTTGCAACTAATGCAGCCAAGTTTGAAAACATTTACGACATTGACAACCAGCCAACTGATGAAACGCTAAACTTCTACAGTAACGGCATTACTGGATTCCGTGAACGTAGCTACTTAACGGACTTGGCATTAGATATTGAAACACAATCTAAGTTCTACCAAGGCTACATTAAACAAAAGGGTACCAAGAATGCTATCCTTGCACTTGCACAAGCTCAGTTAGCTAACATCAGTAACGAAATTACTGTTAGTGAAGAGTGGGCACTTCGTGTTGGTGAATACGGTGCAACAGATATTAACAAGTTTGTTGAAGTTGAGCTGGATGAAGCAGTTATTACTGGTAACCCAACAACAGTTGAGTTCTTAGAAGCTAACCAAGATTATACTTACGGCGTACCACATTACTACCCACGTGATGTATATCAGAGTTCGTTGAATTACAGCCCTGCAATGTTTAACGACTATGTTAAAACTGCGGACAGCCCTGCGTTGCCAACTGCTGGTTATGTAAACCTTGATGACGTTGATGCCACAATCTTTGATATTGCAAACTACAGTGATTTAGGCAATGTGCTAGACAACATTGGCACAGGCTTTAAGATTTGGGCAGCTAAAGGATTCTCAGGAGACTGGGACGTTTACCGTGTAAGCGAAACTGAGTGTCTAGTTACAGCTATTAGCTATAGCATCGACAATCTAGCAACAATCACAACCAATAACTACCATCAACTAAGTGTTGGTGATGTTATTGCAATTAAACGATTTGATAATAGATTTGATGGGTTCTATCAAGTGTATAGTGTTAACGGTATCAATCAATTCACTATTGGCTTGCGTAAGAATTATCAGATCCTAAGCCAACTTCAATCAGTGAGCGGGTCTGGGGTATTGTTTAAATTAACAAGTGCTAGACTAGACATTCCAAGTAACATTGATTCTATTACTCCTCAATACGGTTGGATTCAAGGCGATAAAGTTTGGGTAAACACTCTTGATACTGAAAACAATTGGGGTGTTTATAACAAAACAAGTCCATGGGAATCATCTACAAAGATTTTCTTGAACAGCTCTGAATACAACGGAAGCGATAACTTCGGTCAAAGTCTTAAGATTTCCCCCGATGGTAAAACAATGATTGCTGGTGCTCCAAACAGCAGAACAGGTCGTGCTGCTATCTTCTTGGAAACTGCAACCGGCGAGTGGATTGAAAACAGTAACTTTGTAAACAGCAGCACCGGGACATTGGGATTCGGTTCTGTGGTTGAATCAAATGCTCGTGCATTTGTTATTGCCGCCCCTAAGAGTAGCAGCGATCGCGGCTATGTATTTGTATACACTGTTGACATTGCCAATGGTATTGCAGTTGGTCAAGTTCTTGTTGCTCCTGATGGCGCATCTAGTGCAGGATTTGGTTCAAGCCTTGCAACAAGTGCAGACGGCAATTGGTTATACATCGGTGCACCAGGTGCAAACAAAGTATATGCTTACGGTTGGTTAACTACGTCTAACAACACTCAGACACTGACTGCAACCGGCGGTAACTCAGTGTTCACATTAACCAATGCAGTAGCCGATGCTAGCAGTATTTTAGTATCTGGCACAACAACTTACATTCCGTATATTGATTACACTGTAAGTGGAACTACATTAACTTTTGCTTCTCCGCCTGAAGCAGGAACTATCTTAGTTGGTTCACGCAGCCATTACACATTAATTGATACTTGGACTGAGTCTGATAACTTTGGTGTAAGTTTAGCAACCAACGATGCCGGTGACCAGATTGTTATTGGTGCAAACACTGCAACAGTCGGTGGAGTATTGGGTGCAGGTAAAGGTTATGTATATGACCGAATGGTTGAAGGCTTTGTTGCTAACGGCATTAACAACACATTCATTCCTGTGCGTGATATTGGAGCCACACGCCGAGTTACAGCAAACAACATCGAACAGAAAGAAGATGTTGATTACAAGATCAACGGAAACATTGTTCAGTTCATGATTCCGCCCGCAGCGGGCACAACAATTGGTATCGAAACAAATCAGTTCAACTTGATCCAAGAAGTTTATAGCGCCACAGCCACAAACGGTCAGGGATTTGGTACTACAGTTGAGATTAGTCCAGACACCACTACGCTATACTTTGGCGCACCTAACTATACGCTGCCTTATTACAGAAGTGGCGCAGTATATCGATTCACTAACCAAGGTCGTCGATATGGTTCTATTATCGGAACTGTTGCTAACCCAACAGTTACTCCTGGTCATAGTATTCGTATTAACACTGTTGAAGTTAAATTCACTGAGTCTAGCCTTGCACACGTTATCAGCAAGATTAACGGTGCTGGTATTCCGGGTATTACTGCAAGTATTGAAAACAATCACATTCAGATTACTTCTGCTCGTGTAACAAACTATTCAACTATTGGTGCGATAACACACAACAACAAACTAGACGTATTGCCTGGTAGCGGTGCCACACTTGCTCCTGGGTCTGGTACAGCTATCACTGACTTGGGATTGATTATTTTTGTTCAATCTCAGACTATTGTTCATCCATCAAGCAATGAGAATGAGTTCTTTGGTACTTCGTTGAGTATTGGTACAAATAATACAACATTGGCCATTGGTAGCATTGGTGCTAAAACTATTAACGGAACAACCTTTGATAATTTAGAAACAACGTTTGACGTTGGTAGCATCAACTTCAAGGACCCAATTGCAAACTCTGGTGCAGTGTATGTATATGACTTAATGGATAACCCATTTGAATCAGTAGAGACACCAGCATTGTTTGCATATGTACAGCAATTGCAAGCTCCGGATATCGGGGATAACTTTAATTTCGGTGCAGCCATTGACATCGTAGGAAACTACATTGCAGTTGCAGCAACAAACGACTATGCTATTGCAACAGCAGGTGGTAGCATTTACACATTTAGTAACCCTGGTCTAACACAAGGTTGGGACTTGATTCGTTTCAATGAACCACGAGTTGAACCTAACACTATTGATAAAGCGTATATCTACAATAAACGTTCTAACGTAATTGGCGCACGTTTAGATTACTTTGATCCAGTTAAGGGCAAGCTGCTTGGTATTGCTCAGCAGGACTTAGACTTTATTGCAGACACAGATCCTGCAATCTATAATGACAGTGCTAGCACCGACACTGGTCCAACTAACAAGTTTGATTCTAGTTTCCACTGGACCGACTTACAGGTTGGCAAGACTTGGTGGGACACTAGCTTAATGCGTTATGTGGATTACGAACAAAGCGATATTATCTATCGCGGTAAGCACTGGGGCGATATGTTCCCGGGCAGTGACGTTAAGGTATATGAGTGGGTTGAAAGCACATGGTTGCCAAGTCAATATGTTGCACATGGTGGCGACGGCATTCCAAAGTACGAAGATAATAGCTCATTTGTTAGCTACACTATTGTAGACTCTGCAACAGGCTTGTTTAAAACCTTATACTATTACTGGGTAGGTGACAAAGCTAGTGTTGATACTATTAAAACTGGTAGAACCATTAGCGTTAGCACATTGCAACAAATCATTGAAGCTCCAAAGGATCAAGGTATCCCATACATGGCTGCAATGAAGAGCAATACTATTAACTTGTACAACATTGGCAGTCACTTAACTGGCACTGATGCAATATTGCACATCTCTCATAGCCCATTAGAAAGCACTAACGTAATTCACAGTGAATATCAGTTGGTGGAAGAGAACGTAGATACTATTCCGGTTCCGCATAGAATCGTTAATAAGCTACAAGACAGCTTGTCTGGATTAGACATGGCAGGATTGGTTGTACCTGATCCAACATTAAAGCCAGCAACACAAATTGGTATCGAGATTCGTCCACGCCAAAGCATGTTTGTGGAACGTTTGTCTGCTCTTGAGAACTTTGTTAAGTTTGTTAACAGTGTATTGATCCGATACCCAATCATTGACAGTCGCGATACTTCTAAATTGTATCAAGGGTCGCCACAACCCGATGCAGGAATTGGCGAATGGGACTTAAAGATTAATACTCGTAGCGAGTTAGACTACATTATGGCCGCTGACTTGGTTGACGGGTATAAGGTATTAATTGATAAAGACTCTGATCACAACGATTTGTGGACTATCTTTACTTGGTCTACTTCTAAACAGAGCTGGTCATTGGTAAAGATTCAAAGCTATTCTACTCAACTATACTGGAATTTAGTTGATTGGTACGCTGGCGATTATGATTACACAATTAAGCCAACGTACACCGTTGATCGTTATTATCAAATTGCTGCATTAACACTAGCCGAAGGCGAAACTATCCACTTAAAAGACGATGGCGAAGGTCGCTTTGTTGTTTACCGTGTTAACTCTACCCTAGAATTAGATAGAGTTGGTAGTCAGAATGGTACATTGCAGTTGAGCAGTAGCATCTACAACTTAGCAGCAGGTAACATGGCGTTCGACAACGATAACTATGATACAGTTCGCTTCGACCAGAACCCAAACCAAGAAGTTCGCTATATCTTTGATGCAATCTATCAAGACATCTTTATTAAAGACATTAAAGTAGAGTTTAACAAGTTGTTCTTTAGCTTGGTTAACTACGTATTCAGTGAACAAAAGTCCACTGACTGGATCTTTAAGACCAGCTTCATTAGCGTATTGCACAAGATTCGTAACTTGAGCCAGTACCCAAGCTACGTTAAGGATAACCAAACCTTCTACGAAGACTACATTAACGAAGTTAAGCCATACCGCACACAGATTCGTGAGTACATTCCGTTATACAACGGTGTGGATTACTTACACACAGGTGCAACTGACTTTGATTTGCCATCGTACTACGATACTGTGTCTAGCACATTCCGCAGCCCGAACGGTGATTATGCAACTGATGCAGAAATGCTAACAACAGCTAACTATGCTGACTGGAATAACAACCACAAATATAGCGTAGTTGAAATTGAAGTTGCCAATGGCGGTACAGGTTACACCTTAACACCTAACGTTATTATCAGTGGTGGTGATGGATCTGGCGTAGTTGCACATGCAACTATCAACAACACATACGGTAACATTGCAAGTGTTACTATTGTTAGCCCAGGATCTGGATTTACTACACCGCCAGTAATTACTGTTAACGGTAATGGTACAGGTGCGGTACTTGTTCCTAAGTTGAAGAATGTGTTCTACAAGACATCACCAAGCGACAGTTACAACACTGTTCGCACATTTGACACCACTATCAAATTTGATAGAACTGATTTTACTAGCAAGGTAGTTGATTGGGCACCTAACACAGCATACACAGGTTCTGTAACTGTTGGAACAGGCAATGGCAATATTTGGTTAGCAAGTGGCACATTGGTTACATATAATAACCAAATCTACATGCCAATTGATGCAAACGTAAACACTGAAGCAACATTTGACTCATCATTGTATGAGTTAGTAAATGCTGGTAACGCATTAATTACAGCAAACGATCGCATCATGGGTTACTACAACCCAGATGTAACTATGCCTGCTCGTAACTTGGCTAGTTTAGTTGATGGAATTCAATACCCTGGTGTAAATGTAACCGGTGTTAAGTTCGACGACTTTACAAGTAACATTAACGTAGGTGCAACCATTGAGTTTTACAGTGCCAACTCTTCGATTAAGAGTACAAGTAGTGCAGTAAACTTCATTGAGTTGGGTTATGCGTTAAACCAAGAGCTAACTGTGTTTGGTTCTGCTAACAACAATAACAGATATGGTATTGTTCAAGTAAGCGAAGACACAATTATTGTTGATACTAGCACAGTTACTAACGAAGCAGCCGGAGCAAACATCACATTACGTTATTTGGATTACAACGATCCTAACAAGTTCGACAGTACTATCCAAAGCAGCTACTTAGATACAGCATTAGGTACCCGCCCAGAGGATATTAACATCGATGGTGGTGCATACGTTGACACATTCAGCAGCCATGCCCCAGAAGAGTTAGTACCTGGACATATCTACGATACATTGAGCATGACAGTGTTCACTAAGATCGACAATGATGTTGTTCTAGGACACCGCGTATTCCAAAATATGCGTGGCGAAATTGAATATACACGTATTGCCGATGCTAACACCACTGAGCTAGCCGAAGACTTAGGGCTAACTGATGCAACTATTGTAGTTACTGATGCAAGTAAGCTACCAGAGCCAAACCCAACATTGGGCTTGCCGGGTATTGTTTACATTAACGGTGAAAAGATCACCTACTACACATACGATACCGACACAAATACCTTAGGTCAACTACGCCGTGGTGTAGATGGCACTGGTGCAGCAACAGTTCATGCAGCAGGTAGCAGAGTTGTAGACGGAAGTATGCAACAAAAACTACCAGGAACTCCGCATACTGAAACTTGGTTGAACATGACAGCCAACGTAGCAGATGGAACAGGCTTTAACGGCTCTACAAGCAGCGAAGTATCGTTCCTAAAACTTAGCCCAAGTTATAACCCATGAATATAGATAAAATAAATACTGAAACGGAAAACAAAATGGAAGATATCCAAACAATCGAACTAAAACAGCCCGACGAACAGGGCAGTATCCATATTCGTGGTCACATCAAAATCCACGATCCAGAGACGGGCGAAGTGTTTATTGATAAGCCTAACGCTATTCACTACGAAAACATTAGTGAAGCCCTAGCTTATTCGCTAGCAGATAAGACTGGTAACTTCATTGAAACTATGAAGTTTGGTAACGGTGGTACATCAGTTGACCCAACTGGGGTTATTAACTATCTTCCTGCTAACACAAACAGCCAAAACTCTACGTTGTATAACGAAACGTTCAGCAAAATCGTAGACGACTCAAGCGTTGATAATCTTGATCCAACAAATAACAAGTTGGAAATCCGTCACATTCCTGGACAAGTGTACACAGACATTTTGGTTACATGTTTAATTGACTACGGCGAGCCAGCTAACCAAGCAGCGTTTGATAACAGCCAGAACTTAACAGAAGCATACGTTTTTGATGAGCTAGGTTTGTTTAGCACTGCTGGCAAAATGTTAACTCACGTGGTTTTCCACCCAGTACAAAAGGCCCTAAACCGTAAAATTCAAATCGATTACACCGTGCGTATTCAAGCCTTGACTAACCTAAGTGCGATCGGATAATAAGAAATGTCATATCTAGTTAATAAAACAAACGGGGAATTAATAGCAACGCTATTGGACGGCCAAACAAATACTTCTGTTACCAGCATTACGCTAATTGGTAAACAAGTTACTGGATATGGCGAGTTGCAGAACGAAAACTTTCTGCACATTCTAGAAAACTTTGCTAACAGCATTGATCCTTCTCACCCTATTGCAGGTCAGCTATGGTGGAACACCGTAACTAACACTATGCAAGTCTATACAGGCTCTGCATGGCGTCCTGTAACAGGGTTTACCACTTCATCGTCTGCACCAGCTAGCCCTGGAGTTGGCGACCAATGGTGGGATACCACTAACGATCAGTTTAAAATTTATGCAGGCACTGAGTGGTCTGTTGTAGGTCCAGCATATAGCAAGCTAGACAGCAAAACTGGCGCTCTAGTAGAAAACATTTACGACACCGGTGATGTAAAGCATTCAGTTATTAAATTGTATCATAACAATTATGTAACAGCAATTGTTAGTAGAGATGCAGCATTTACTCCTAACGTAGCAATTGATGGATTCACAACAGTTAACCCAGGTATTACATTCTCTAGCAACGTAGCAGATGTTAAGTTGTACGGTACTGCAACAAACGCAGACACAGTAAACAACTTAACAACTAGTCAGTTTATGCGTACAGACGAAGATACTGGCACCACTGGTACAATGTCAGTTGAAGGTCAACTAAACGTTGGTCAGAATAATGAATTTAACGTTGCAGTTGATGGATTTGGGCAAGCCACTATCAAGAGTAACGGGCTAAACAAAGATCTAACAATTAAGTCTAACATTGCTGGTGTGATGACCACAACATTGTCGGTAAATGGCAATACTGGTTTAATTACAGTATTAGGCAATCCATCAGACAACCTAGGTATTGCAACCAAGCAGTACACTGATACTGGCATTGCAAATTTACGTGCAGATGTTATTGATTTTATTGCATCTAATGTAAGTGTCATTGAAGGGGAGATTGCAGCATTATCGGCAACCCAGGGAGATGCTGATGCAGCTATTGCAGCATTGGACAACTCTAAGGCTCCTAAGAACAGCCCAGTATTTACTGGAGTTCCTACAGCACCAACACCTCTAGCAGGCGATGCGTCTGCTAACATTGCAACCACTGCCTTTGTAACTTCGTCGATTAGTAGTTTCGATACTACTAGAATTTACAACAATTTAACCAATGTTAAAGCCAACTTGGGTAATATTGAATTAACAGTGTCTGGCACTAAAGTGTTAACTGTTACTACCGCAGGGTTAACAACCTCTACACAAGCACAAAACGACAATAGCACAAACATTGCAACCACTGCATATGTTGACCGTGCAGACAAGAACTATGTTCTAAATTCAGTCCGCTATCAACCAACGTGCTACATTTCAAATCAACCGCCAAATAACACAGTTGGGGCAAACGGCGACCTATGGTTCCAATACGTTTAAGGAACAATAATGGCCGATAAATTTACTATTGCTCTACCTTACTCTGGGAATAGATACTATGTAACTATGCCCACAAGTGGCCTACAGAGTAAGATTGACTTTAAGTTATGGGGCGCCGGCGGCGGCGCTGGTGGTGCAGATAGTCACGGCGGGGGTAATGGCGCAGGCGGCGGATTTGTTTCTGGCTCAATGACTGCTACACCTGGGTCAACTATTGAAGTATTTGTTGGACAAGGTGGCTCCGGTGGCCGCAGCGGCGTAAGTGGCTGGGGCGGCGGTGCGGGTGGGTATACCCTTGCTGCATATGCTGGTGGTATCGGTGGCAATGCTGGCGGATCTGGATCGTCTGGAGCCGGCGGTGGTGGCGGTGGAGCCACTGTACTAAAGATTGCAAACTCTGTTGTTGCTGTTGCAGGTGGCGGTGGAGCAGGTGGCGGTGGTGGCAATAGAGGCCCTTACCCGTATGGGGAAAGTGCCACTGGCGGCTTTGTTGCAGGCACAAATACACAGACCTATCCGTCTGGTGGCACTAACGGGGCATGGAGTAGTTTACTAAACAATTATAGTGTGTGGCAAGGCAACGGAAACTACACATGGTCGGTTTATTTCCCTAATACTCAAAACTATCAATTTGATCTATCAGTTGATAACTACGGTTGGTTATATGTTGATGATGTTGAAATAGTGTACGCACCAAGTTACAACGGTGTATGGTCTGCTACCCAATCAATAACAGCAGGATGGCACACAGTTCGCATTAACGGTGTTAACACAGGGGGTCCTGGTGCAATCGGAGCTCAAATTAAACAAAGCGGTAATGTAATTTGGACAACACGTTCAGCAATTAATCCTGGAACAAACACACACGGCTTTAACGGCGGCAATTGTGGCGGCGATGGTGGCGGTGGTGGAGCTGGTGGCGGCGGATATTATGGTGGCGCAAACTTTGGCCCACGTCCTTACTACGACAACGGTGGATATGCAGGGGCCAATGGTGCAAACTTTGTGGCTGCTGCAAGTAGTAGCCCTGCAACCACTGGGCTATACGGTAACGGAGTCAACTCCGGCGGTATAGCAGATAGCGAATACCCAGGTGGGGCAGTTGGGCACGGTGGATACGCAAATGCTGGCAACGGCGGAAACGGATATGTAATCTTAACGTTCTACAAAGCAGCAGGTTTCTATGTTAATGACCAAGGTACATACCGTAGGGTAGTTCCTAAAATTAAAATTGCAGGCACTTACTCGAATAATGCTCTTGCGTGGGTTAAAATCGAAGGTGTGTGGAGACAAGTTATTGCAGAATCCACTGTTACCTTTAGCAATGATTCTACAGGGTGGGGCGGATAAAGGGTATTTTTGGGTAAATACTAAAATACCGGAACAGTTATGACATACCAAATTAATAATACAGCAGGCACATTAATTGCCACAATCCCAGATGGTACATTGGATAATTCTACCTCGCTAACTCTAGTTGGGAGAAAATACTCAGGGTACGGAGAAGTCCTACAAGAAAACTTAGTTAAGATGTTGGAAAACTTTTCCAACAGTATTGCTCCCGAAAACCCAATTCCTGGACAAATTTGGTATAATTCAAGTACAGATACTTTAAGTTATTACGATGGTGATTGGCAACCAATTGCAAACGTTGCACAGCTATCCTCGAATATTAGTTCGTTATCAACAACCTTAAGCACAGCATTAAGCACAAACGTAAATGCAATTAATGCAAACGTAACATCAACTAATGCAAACGTATTGGCAGCTAATGCAGCTATTGCTAGTTTAAACAGTTTAAAAGCCCCACTAGCAAGCCCGTTATTAACAGGTGTACCTACTACTCCTACTGCTCCTCATTTAACAGCTAATACGCAAATTGCTTCTACACAGTTTGTACAAATGGAGTTAGCATTTTATGCAACTCACAGTGATTTGGCTGCGAACGTTACTGCATTAATTAACAGATTTGATGCAAACATTTCGTCTAATGTTAATGCTATTACCGCAAATATTGGATTAACAAACGCAAACGTAACAGCGGCAAACGCTGCTATTGCTAGCTTAAACAGTTTAAAAGCACCGTTGGCTAATCCTGCATTAACAGGTGTGCCTACTGCACCTACTGCAAACATTTCGGTTAACTCAGGCCAGTTAGCAACCACAGCATATGTACACAACATTTTACCAATTGGAATGATCTTACATTGGTACGGCGATATTGCATCTATTCCTTACGGATATGCATTGTGTAACGGACAAACAGTTGGTAGCTACACCACACCTAACTTAACAGATCGTTTTGTTATTGCAGCAGGCCCTCAACACCCACAGGGATCAACTGGCGGCAGTACAACCCTAACTCCAACTATGCAGCAAGCAGGCGCCCACAGTCATGGTGCAACTACAGGCGCAACAATTTTGGCAGCAGAGCATTTACCGGCACACAAACATAACGTTACAGTGTCTGGGGCAATTGCAAGCCACAGCCATAATTTTACAGATGTGTATGCTGTAGTTGACGATTATGGGCTAGGTCCAAATACTGCCCCGATGGTCGACCGTAACAACAATTATATTTCCCCGGCAATCAATGCCAGCAATGGTAGCGACGGCGATAACGATGACGCACCGTACGGATTCCCTAGTAGAACTGATGCAGCATCACCATCGATTACATTGTCAGTGGCAGAGACTATAGTGGGACAAAGCCATGGGCACACTCACTCAATGCTCGCAGACGGAACGCATACTCACCCAATGAACGCTGCGGAAATTGTTCCACCATACTACGCTTTATGCTACATCATGAAAGTTGTATAACCGTGGAAAATAACCGATAAATAACTAATAATCAGGTAAAAGAATGGCATATACATTATCATTATCAAACGGAACCTCGTTGCTTGGCACATCCGGATTGCCTGACGGTACAATTGATACAACATCTACTAGCTTGGCCCTTGTTGGCAAAAACTATCCAGGCTACGGCGTTTTCTTAAATGAAAACATGATCCATATGTTAGAGAATTTCTCTAACACATTAGCACCGTCTTCAGCACTACCAGGCCAGCTTTGGTATGATTCTGGCAATAAAGTTTTAAAGGTTAACGTAGTTGGCTCACTAGGATCTCCTGCAACATGGAAAAGCCTAGCAGGTATTACTAACTCTGCTACTAAAGCAGGTATCACTATTGCTCCAAACGTTGGCGAATTTTGGTGGGACACAACTAACAACCAGCTTAAAGTGTATAGCGGCTTGCTATCACAAGGCGACACCGGTTGGGTAACAGTTGGTCCTGCAAGTAACACAACAACTGGCCAGTCCGGCGCACAGCCCGATACAGTAGTTGATACAGGGTCTGTGTCACACGTTGTGGTTAAGTTTTATATCAGCAGTGACTTAGTTGCTATCCTTAGTAAGGATGCTGAATTTATTCCAGGTACACCAATTAACGGGTTTAACGTTATCCGTCCTGGCTTTAACTTAAGCAACGGCCTAACAAACCAATTGCAATATTTTGGTAATGCCAACGTTGCAATGAACTTAATGGTAAACGGTACTGTTGTTAGTGCAGACAAGTTTACACGTTCAGATGTTGTTACCACAAGTACTGTACCAATTGTAACCAGTAACGTAGGCGGCTTAAGTATTGGCCCTACTAGTGACTTTGTGGTTAACGTAAGTACCGTTACAACCAGTATTGGCGTTTACAACAACGACAACAACTACGACACAATTTTTTATGTAAAGTCTGGTGGTCTAACTACCCCAGTTATGAAGGCAAATGGTGCATTAGGTGCAGTGCAACTATACAACGACCCAACTACTAGCCTGGGGGTTGCAACTAAACAATATGTTGATACCGGTATTTCGAGTTTAACCTCTAGCATGTTACGCAGAGATGGTACAAATACTATCACTGGATCGTTGACACCAAGTGCCAACGTTACGTATAATCTAGGATCTAGTACAGCTTGGTTTAACAACATTTATGGTACATCGTACAAGGCTCAATACGCTGACGTTGCAGAACGCTTTGCTGCTGACGCAAGTTACGAAGCCGGAACCGTTGTTGAAATTGGTGGCACACACGAAGTAACTTCGGTTAAGGATGATTTAAGTAATGAAGTATTTGGTGTTGTAAGCACAGGCGCTGCTTACTTGCTAAACTCTACCGCAGGATCTGATGAAACTCACCCAGCAATCGCATTAGCAGGTCGTGTGCCAGTTAACGTAGTTGGTAAGATTACCAAGGGCGATCGTGTAGTTAGCGCCGGTAATGGACAAGCAAGAGCAGGACTATTATCAGAGTTGACTCCTTTTGACGTAATTGGGCGAGCACTAGAAAACAAATCAACAGATGGCCCTGGCGTCATCGAAGCTATTGTAAAAGCGAATAGCTAACATTGGGATAACATATGGCATACGGTTCAGGAAATACAATCCTTGCTTTGGATTACAATACGTTCGCACAAGGTGGCGCGAGTGTAAACCACGGCGTGGCAAACATCAACACGATTTGGGGTGTAGGCTCCGGTGATAAAGGATATGGTCAGAGCACAACTTTACCAACCGTTGCAGGCAGCACTGATACAGTAACAGCAACACAATGGTCTACAATGATCAGTCGCTTAAACAGTATCCTAACTCACCAATCTGGTTCGGGATCTGGTATTACTTCTCCTACTGCTGGTGCAACCATTGCATATTTGAGCTCATTGAGTTCGAGCATCACAACAGGATTCAACGATCGCTTAAACTCTACAACCAACGCTACAGACGTAACAGGAACTGCACCTAGTGCTTATGTATGGAACACTAGCACACCAACTACTGCACAGATTATCCGTACAGCAACTTGGGCAAATGCTGATCAAGCACGTTACTTCTTTAACGCAGGCGGCAAACTAATTCTAACATTTTCGGTAACAAACACCCTTGGAAACTCAAAAGGTGCAGACTGGGCATCCTTGCTTGGTACAAAAATGTTAAGTTTGACTATCGGCGGCTACACTAATACACGTAACGGTACTGGTGGCACAGCAACTTCGACTAACACCGCAGTTGGTTATTGGAACGCAGGAACCGCTGGACAAAACGTTATTACATTAACTAGTGCATCTGGTACTGCTGACTACAGTAGCAACAGCGTTTCGGTTAACGTTAAGACCAATGGCGCACAAGGCGCAAACGGTGATGTTGGTACAGTAATGACTTTCACTATCAACTTAAACGATGCTGCTGCTGATACTAACACAGCACCAACAGGTATCCCAGCGTATACACCGGCTGGTACAGCACCAACTCAAGGTAACTTTAACGATGCTCTAAACTTGAGCATTACCACAAACGTTACCGTTCGTCCTCCAGAGACATCTAACTTGCCAACGGCAATTAGCAACCCAACTATCGCTTGACGTATAATTCACTTTCTAGTATACTTGCTAGATGAGTGAATTATCTAATATTGTGGCTCAAGTTCGCTTGGCCACTGATTTTCAAACCAATAAACAAATCCTACGGGAAAAGATACAAACGGATCTACACTTCGCATATAACGGCGGCATGTTTAAAGCCGATCCTGCTATCTATGCGTTTGTAGTAATGTGGCAAGGTGATCCAGAAACTCTGTTCTTGGAAGATGTTTACGGCACTCCGATTAAAATTGTGCAACGTGAATTCGTTGAGCTTTGCACACAGCACTATCAAAGAGCCATGAATGAATGGCATCAGCAGCATGCAGAACTCCGAACAATCCGCAAAGTCTAAGGGCGTTGTAATATTTGCAACTAACACCCCAGAAACGGATTACGTAGGTATAGCAGAGCAAAATGCCCGTTTAATTGAACGTTATATGGGGTTGCCCACTACAATCGTTAGTGCCCAGGACACTGGTAAGAACAAGCGATTTAGCACTGACACTAACTCCTTTGTTGAGTGGAACAACTTTGGTCGGCACGAAGCATACGAAGCGAGCCCATATGACGAAACTATTATCCTTGACGCAGACTATCTTATATTCGATGATTCTCTTTTGCGCCTTTTCGGTACTGACTTCGACTACCTCCTTTTTGACAAGAATCGCTACGTCAATGTGGAACAGCAACCTAGCGTAATGGGTCCATATAGCTTGCCTTATGTTTGGGCAACGGCTGTACTGTTTCGCAAGACCGCCAAGTCTAAAATGTTTTTTGAGCTGGTAGCAAAGATTAAACGAAACTATGACTACTACCGACTCTTATACAACATCCAAGAAGGCAACTTCCGAAACGATTACGCTTTCGCGATTGCACATTACATTTTGGAAGGAAATCAATTGGCTCCGCAGAGTTTCGCACCAAATTCTATTCTCACATTCACTGGAGAGATTCAAAGTATTCGATGGGATAAAAACTTGGTTGTGCGAACATCCAATAAAGGGTTCGTACTACCTTGCCAAAACCTTCATATCATGTCAAAGGCTTGGCTAACAAGCCCAGCACTTAAACAACTAGTAGACGAGGCACTAAATGGCATTTGATGCAGATTCGATAAGAGACTTTACATTTCGATATGGTCTAACTATTACAAGCTATGTACAAGACCACCAAACCGTAAACGTATACGGTAGCACGCCAGTTGCTATTGCAGGCAGAGGTGGTACAGTAACAATAAACACTAGCCCGGAATGTCTTGAAAAATTGGTAATGGACGCCACAAAGTTCCAATCTGATTGGGATGATATGCTACTTCAAAAGAAGTATCCAGCAGTCAGAGATGCGTATGAAAAGTACCAAGAGTTATTGGCATTGACACGTAATGCGACACCTTAGTCAACAAGGGTTTGTAACCTTAGCAATTAACACAGCCCGCACAGACTATCTGCGTCTAGCTTACCTACAGGCCCTAAACGTTAAAGCAACACAGCGAGTAAAAGAGTTTGCTGTTATTGTTGACCAAGCAACACTGGCACAAGTAACAGATAAGCACCGTGCAGTATTCAACCACATTATCCCCACTAACCGTGTAGAAGGCAGCGGCCCGTTTGCTAACGAATGGCATGCATGGTGGCTAAGTCCTTATAAGGAAACCATTAAGCTAGAAAGTGATTTGTTGTTTACTCGTAGCATCGACCATTGGTGGGATGCCTTTAGATTGCATGACGTGTGCCTAAGTCATGGATGCAAAACATATCAGCAGACAGTGGGCACAAGCAGGCAATATCGTCAAGTGTTTGACAACAACCAGTTACCTGATACTTACAATGGACTAATGTACTGGCGCTATAGCGAAGTAAGTAAACAGTTCTTCACTATCGCTAAAGACATATTTGAGAACTGGAGTGCAGTCAAGGCCGAATTAAAACAGTGCGATGATCCGTATCCAACCACTGACTTGGTATATGCACTGGCAGCAAAGATTATGGATGCACCTTGCTATAACCCTGGCTTAGACTTCATTAACTTTGTACACATGAAGTCAGGTATGCAAGGATG